GCATATTGGAGAAGGTCTAATAACTGATAGGCATGGGATTAGACGAATAGACTTAGCAGATAAGTCTATGCCCTTCCCTAAACGTAGGTTAGCTATTAAGGTTTTAAAGGACTACAAGGTTTACCCCTTGAGAAAAGCGATTTGGAACTTTAAAGACCTACTGGCATCTAAGATACTGGACTTTATAGATTTCGAAGGGAAGATATATCATTATACTAAGAGTGTCTATCACCCTTTAGTTTATAAGAAAATCATCTATAAGAAGTACACAGATACAACTACTATTTTCAAAGTTAAAGGCGTAAACTCCTTCTTTGAAATAGCAGGTAAGCTGAACTTAGCCGCGGAGTACGCAGGGCTACTACATATAGACAAGGGGTACTTACTTTACGAAGTGACTACTGAGAAACTAAAAGACACTAAGAGGAAAATATGAGTGAAAAAGCAATTTTATCAAATAGAATCTATATGTCAGCTGACGCTAAACAGCAGAAGCTGATAGACCAAGAGTTAACGTATACTATACCTACATATAACCCTATGGAGCCTCCTACTATTATCAAGAATATGGGTAGGATTAGTAGCAAGCTAATAACGGTACCTACTGGTAGGATGGATTTAGTTCCTGACGATTATGAAATCATTGATAAAAGGACTTTAGTACCTGTCGAATTTCCCAAGTTCAAATTTGACCTTCGGGATAGCCAGGCCAAGGTTCACGATTCAATTCAAGATAGCGCAATCATTAACGCTTTTGTGAGTTGGGGTAAGACTTTTACAGCGATAGCCGTGGCTGCTAAATTAGGGCAGAAAACTTTAGTTGTAGTACACACATTGGCGTTGAGAGACCAGTGGGAAAAGGAAATAGAACATTGCTTGGGCATTAAGCCCGGAATCATTGGCAGCGGAAAGTTTGACATAACCCCTATCATCGTAGTGGCTAACGTACAGACTCTTGGCAAGAAAATGAAAGAAATTCAAAATATGTTTGGAACTCTTATTTTGGACGAAATGCATCACGTTTCTGCACCTACCTTCTCTAAGATAATTGATAAAAGTAACGCAAGATACAAAATAGGGCTAAGCGGTACGTTGAAACGCAAGGACGGTAAGCACGTTATATTTAATGATTACTTTGGTTTCGATGTACACCAACCCCCTAAAGAGAACTACATAACCCCTAGGGTAGTATTGGTGAAGTCTGAGACGAGATTTCCAGATAGTGCTAAGATACCCTGGGCTAATAGAGTTAACGCTGTTGCGTATGATGAGGGGTATCAGAGGATGATATCACAGCTTGCTTCCGTGTACGCAGCAAAAGGCCATAAGGTTTTGGTTGTAAGCGATAGGGTCCAGTTTTTAAATAGGTGCGCCGACCTAACCGGAAATAACGCAATATGTATTACAGGGGAGCTACCACATGAACAAAGAGACGAAGAACTCAAAAAGATTAAAGATGGAACGGCAGATATCCTCTATGGGTCGCAAAGCATCTTCAGCGAGGGTATATCAGTTAATGAGCTTAGTTGCCTCATTCTGGGTACTCCAATCAATAATGAACCTTTACTGATACAGCTAATAGGTAGAGTTATTAGAAAGATGGACGGGAAAATACAGCCTGTCGTTTTAGATATACAGTTGAAGGGTAACACAGCCGCAAGGCAGGCGAAAGCACGTTCCGCTGTGTATATTAAGCAAGGATATGATATTAAAGTAGTGGCAGGGGTTTAACAATAGAAAAATACTACTTGACATTTATGTTAAATATTGGTATAATATACATTCGAAAATAGGAATTTAAAGGTGATATTTTACGACTGGGAAAGGGTACTTAAACTAAGCAAGGGCAGTACTAAAAATACAATAAGATTAATGGTTATCTATACTTATAGTATTAAAATGCCTAAAAAGAAGAAAAGTTTAAGTCGCTTCTACGGACAAGATATAACTGGGGATAGCTTCCTGCTAAACCCTAAAGAACTATTTAAGAACAAACTTCAAGTAACTCTAGAACAGATGGTTGCCTATATGGAACTTGCAAGTTATAGAAATTACTTAGATTACAAATGGCAGGGAGTGAAAACCCTACCTTTTAGATACACAGAGATAACTCGGAGAGATATAGAGGACAATCCTTTATTAGAACTCGATGAGCAAGATAATATACAATTTTATTACGAGGAAAAAGATTATGGCAATTAAATTTGGCAATGTAACAGGAAAAGCAAAGAAATCATCAGTAGACGCGTACACGTATAAAGAAGGCAACAATGTTGTCCGCATGGTAGGAGACGTACTTCCTAGATATGTTTATTGGGTAACAACAGCAGACGGTAAGCGTGTCCCTATGGAGTGCTTAGGGTTTGACAGAGATAAAGAACAATTTACAAATATTGAAAAGGACTGGGTAAGACACTACCATACAGATATGAAATGTTCATGGGCGTATGCAGTACAGTGTATTGACCCCGATGACGGTAAAGTTAAAGTGCTTAACCTTAAAAAGAAGTTATTTGAAGCAGTAATGGTAGCAGCAGAGGACTTAGGTGACCCTACAGATCCAGTAACTGGCTGGGACTTAGCATTTAAGAAGCAAAAAACTGGTCCTCTACCTTTTAATGTAGAATACACTTTACAAGTATTAAAATGTAAAGTACGTGCATTAAATGAAACAGAGTTAGAGGCTACTAAAGAGTTGCCTAACATTGACGACGTTATTAGTCGTCCATCAGCAGACCAGCAAAAGGAGTTCATTGAAACTAGAATCCTTGAGAATGGTGGTTCTGATAATGTACCGGCAGAAGTTGCAGAGGAAGTTACTGAACTACTGTAAGTAACAAGAAATAAGGAAGCCCCCGTATACGGGGCTTTTTTATCGCATATAGGAAATAACAATGAAGATTTTATTCACAGCAGATTATCATTTAAA